CGCCAATGAAGCTGACCTGCGGGCGTTGCTTCCCGCAATTCGCGACGAACTTTATAATCCTTCAAAATATTAAAGAATAAGGCTTGACTTCACCGATAACGTTTGTAGAATAAGACCAGACAAGCAAGCAACCAACCAACGAAGGACGCAAGACAATGACCGACGCCCAACTTCACCAAGTGATCAAAGTCAACCGGGAACTTTGGGACATCGAGCAAGCGGCCGCCGACGAAGCACGTTGGAACAACGACGAAGCGTTGGCGCTTCGCCACGAAGAAGCGGCCGCCCCTTATTCCCTTGCCGGTGACATTGCCCGTCACCTGCTCGCGAGCCGCGTTCGTCCCAACAACTGCCCTAACTAATCTCAGGAGAAGCCATGTTCACCGCCTACGAAAATCCCGCCAACGCCGTCGCACCCGTCGCCGGAACCTTCACCGTCGTGTACAGCTTTGTCAATGGCCTTCACGACTCGCACACCTTCGACAACCTGCGCGACGCCAAGGAGTGCGTCGACGGCTTGCTGGACTTCCCCGACTTGAGAAACGTTACTGTTGTTCGCAACTAAACCAAAAAGGACCGCCGCCATGATCACCGCAACCAAAATTTCACTGAGCAAAACTCAGACGCTTTTCACCGAGCTTAACAACGCCACGGGCATTCAGTCCGGTAGCGTCGCGGAAATCGGGGAGGCGCTCGCTGAGTGCCATTCTAAGGGGTGCGTGATCACCTTTAGCATTCAGCATGCCCCCAACGTGAAGCGATGCTTCAACGCCGCCGTGAAGCGCGCCAACCGCATCGCCGCCGTGGCCGGGGTTGAGCTTGCCCCACCGGCCGAGTATTTCATCAAGGGCCACCGCATGGCCGAGCAATTTTTCATGGAGGTTCTGTAGCATGCCACACGTCACCGCTCGCGAGCTTCGCCGACTGCGCGCCGCCAACGACGTTGCTCGTGAGGTGCGGTTTTTAGTTCAGCAAGATGGGTTGATTCACGGCAACAACTGCGAGCAGATGTGCCGACTTATAAATGTCTGGATCAAGTATCAAGTCAATGAAACGTGGACACGTCCCGAAGTGAAAAAGGAGAATTGAAGATGGACGCTAAATCTGTAACGTGGGCCGGTGAGGTGGGCTACTACATGACGCCGTCGGAGTTGGCCTACGTCAAGCGCGCGGCAAAGATCATGGCCACCGACTGGCGATGGATCGCGGCCCGCCCCAACTGTGCTTTGTCGCGTCGCCTGTGCGACGGGCACCGGGTCAGGCAACCCGTCGCCGAATGCGTGGAGGATTGGCTCGCGAAAAACTTTTAAAAAACTTCAAGATTAGGCTTGACTTCACCGATAACGTTTGTAGAATAAGACCAGACAAGCAACCAATACCCCACACAAAAGGAAACGCCATGTGTTTTGAAATGACCGCCCACCGATACGAAGCCGAAGCCAAAGACGGCGAAGATTACAACGTCACAGTGTCCGTCGAGGGTTGGCCCGTCGGCGACGGCTGGTTCCTTGACGGTGAACTCCAAGTCCGCATCACCGGGGAGACGCCCTATTGGGATGTTGAACTCGAAGGCACTGAGTTGATGGGCAACGACGGTGACATGATTTTTGTCGACGCCACCAAAGCCGAGAAGGAATTGCACGTGCCCCGCATGATCGCCGCAATCGACGCACTTCTGGACGACTGGGAGCCAGCGGGTTTCGACGGGCACATTATGCTTCCCTAAACACAACTAAACAAAACCGGCCGAAGCTATGTGGCTTCGGCCGGTTCAGAAGGATGCTAATCTATCATGAACATCAGGCAAGTCGAAACCGGCGAGCATTACGTCGTTCGCTATGAGGGGGAATTGTTCATCGCGATCGTCGAGGAAATTATCAGGAAGGCCAAGTACTGCGAGTCCGTCGTCGTCGTACGGCCGGTTGATTCACTGTCCGCGCATTCTCCGGACATCCACCCCGCAGCAAGATTTCAATTGCGATCGCGAGACATCGCCGGGCCGACAACCCCCATCGAGTAACCACCAAAACCAAAGGGCTAGACACCCATGCCAGCAAATCAATGGATCGTTATTTATTCGAAGCTCGTAGCGCAGCAAGTCAATTGGATAAGCTACTGTGACGCGTTGCCCTATTCCATTTTCCATGGCGCCAACGGCGCCGATGAACGTGCCGCCGCCGTCGCTGAGTTGCAACGGCTGCGAAACATCCTAAGCGGTCATTCACAACAAGACCGAGAAAGCAAACGTGCCGCATGAAAAAAGCAAATGGAGTATACCTCGGAGTGTACCTTTCGCCGAAGCTTCGGAAGCTGATTGCTTCCGCTGCCAAAAAGCGAGGGGTGAAGGATTCCCAACTGGCCCGTGAAGCCATGGCCAATTATCTGGACGCCCCCGAACTCGCAGCGATGGCGCCCCCAGGGAGGCGGTGGCCAAAGAAAAGCTAGATGAACCGGCCTCGTTTGTCGCGGGCCTGAGTCGACTTGCCACTAACTTTCACATCACCGCCCCACTTCAGCGCGGCGTTGATCATCGCGAGGACACGGCCTTGAATGGCCATGTAGGACGGCCGGAGCCAGGGCATTTGCTCGCGGCTTCCGCCGTCCTTTTCTAATGCGGGCCATGTCTTGATCGCCTGTGCGTCAGTGATGTTCGGGCTTTCTCCGAGGGCCTTCACCGCGCCGCCTGCGATCCTGCTGGTGCCGAACTCAACGAACTTCGCATAATCTTGGTTTGACCCGACGGCCGCATAATATTCCCCCTTCGCGTCCTTGCCATGCTCGCGGAGAACCGACGCCCGTAAAAGCCCGTCGTCCACCGGCGCGCGTTTCACTGCCCCGGCCTTCCAAAGAATACTCGTACGCTTCATCGCGTCGAGCATTTTACGGTTGGTCGAAGTGGGCTTGTCTTGCAGTTCCGCCATCAACTGGTCGAACCCTTCAAGATAGCTCAATGGTCGCCTCCAGGCCTTCGGCCGCGCGTGTGATCAAGTACGCCGCCACCCGCGCGGATTCGTTCTCAGGGGCGTCCTGTGCGATCTGCTGGACAATGCGGCGAGCTTCAGCTAAGTCCTCAACTGCGGACATTCCTTTGAGGACCACCCGCATACCTGGAAGTGCTGCCATGATTAAAACTCCGTGAGCCAAGCGGTCAGGACTTCGCCTTGACCGGATTCGTCCCCCGCGAAAACCACCTTGTATTCCCCGGAGCCGATCGTCACCTTGTCGCCTTCGCCTGCCTGCCCGGCCTGCGGCCGAATATCTTGATCAGGTAGGAAAAAACAAATCGCGGAATACGCCAAGTCGGCGCCCGCCTTCCCGCCTGATATTTTACCTCGGTCGTGCTGGAGTAGGCAAGGCACACCCGAAGCCAGCGTGGTGAAGTCACCCGGCGCAACTTCGTGGTAGCTATTCGGTGCGCGGTCTGCCCACCGGGCCACGGTTGCGGATTGTGTGAGTAGACTTGCGAAGCTCATTTAAAAATCCAGGACACGATAGCGGTTTAAGATATTCGCGGCGGTAGTCACGTCTTGCGCGGCCGCCTTCGAGTTACTGAGGATTGTGTAGGAATACTTGCCCAGGGTTTCGCTTTGCAAGGGCGCCCCGGCTTTGCGTTCCTGCCGTAGCTTGGCGATCATGGAGTGCACCGCTAACTCCAAGTCCTCCGGGATGACCGAGTACCCGGCGACGTAGACGACTTTGATGTTGGCATACCCTTCGTGCCACGGCTGGCGGAAGCTCCGGAGCAAGCCCCGGTTTCGTTCGGTTTCGTCGAGCCTGCGCGGGAAGAAGTCCACGCCGATGTCCCATTCGCTTTCGTCGTCAAACGCGTCGCTCGCGTGCCCGGCCATGCCGCCGCTGTCGACGTGCACGGTAGTGATCGCGGTAACGGGTCGCTGCTCCAGGTAGATTTCTGCCGTGCCTGTGCCGTCCAGGTACTCAGTGTAAGTTGCGGACTCAAAGGTTCGGCCGCAGTATAGTTCAACACCGGCCGAAACTTCGTCGATTAACTGGTTGATCAGGACGTCGTCGGTGGCGCCCGTAATGCCCAGGTGAGACTTAACTTTTTCGCGAGTCGTCAACGCCATGATGTACCCTTCAAAAACAAAACCCGCCCACCGAGCGCGGTAGGCGGGTTTGTAGATTTATCACCACCTTTCCGATAAAGAAAAGGGCGGCTGTTTTACATTCGTTTTTTGCTTCCGACAATGACGCCGAGCATGTCGTTTGTCGGCGATGATCCGGCCGTAAAGGTCGGGTCAACGGCAACGCGGACATATCGCATGGAACGCATCGCCGTGATTCCGGCTGACTCGCTGTCGGCCGTGACGGTCGCGGTCGCTCCGCTGATTGCGACGAAGGTTGAGTTGTCGTCGCTTTCTTCCAGAACGAAGACATGCGACTGTCCCGTGGGACTTCCTGAAGCAACGCCAACGCCGACCACTGCGTGGATCGGGCCGTCGGCTTCTTTGCAGTCGACTCCGATTCCGTTGTCGTTGGCACTCGCTTCGTTCAGGTTTTCACACAGTGAAGTGCCGAATAGGCACCCATTGGTGAGGTCGTTGTAGATAGGCATCGAAATTGCTCCGTGAGGTTTTTTTGTTTGAAAGGGCGGGGCGCCCGGCGCGGGAGAAAAACACCGGGCACCCCTAACGGCGAGGCTACGCCTCTATGCTAGCCGGTCGACTTAGGTAGTCGGCCGGAGAAGATCGTCGGAGTAAACAAAGGCATCAGGATAACGGGCTGCGAAGTCCATGTGCTGGATTGCTCGCACCCACGTTTGATCCGTGGTGAACGGTGTGTCGCCCTGCTGCGACGTTGCGAATTCCATGACCCCGATACGGCCAATCAGGAACTCGTTGAAGGTTCCGCCCATGATGTAGGAAAGGTCTGTTCCCGAACCCTTCGTACGTGTCGCGGAAACTTGCGTGGACGTGATAACGGGATGACCCAGCAAGCGGCCGGGGGCACCAGTTGAAACGTCGTCTCGGTTTGTGCTGAACAAGAACGCGCCTTTTCCGTCGCCACTGGCAACAGCGTCTTCGCGTGTGTTCAGGATGTCCCACCACATTTCGGGACGCATGATCCAGGCGAACCCGGCCGTGTCGTGGTCCTGCTGCTCGATGCGGCTGACCATCAGGGCGGGGTCTTCAGGCTCAAACGTGTTGCCATTTGTAGCAACGGTCGAAGCGGTGTGAGACAGGACACCGGTTGTGTCCAGCAAACCACCAGGACGCAACGTGCTGCCTGCACCTTCGAGTGCCGACTGGTCGGCTTTCAAGGCGATCGACTTGGCCATGTCTCCGCGAATGAACGCTTCGATAGACGGCGTGGTGAATCGCAACAACTCGTTCGGCAGTTTGACCAAGGCCGCGAGCTTCTTCGCGATCAAGGACAGGTCGCCGGTCGTCGGTTCGCTTTCGGTGATGGATTGTTTTTCACCAACCCAGTAAGCGGTCGACGCTCCAGTGTGACGGGGGAATTGAATCCGTCCGTTGGGCGGC